ACTAATAGACAGGTTGCTAAAATAAGGAAAATAACATGAAAGTTATTTGTAACAAATTAAAAAGTGGAGAGTGTATAATGGATTACGACGACTGTATGCACGCAAGATTACATGAACATATGGAAAAATCATCATATGGCACAGGCTGTCTTAATCCTCATTGTGGAGAGTCATCAGATGTTCAGTGTGTTGCCATAACCGAAACAGAAACATATGCACTCAGATTATTATATGGAATACGAATTCAATGACTAAACCATACAAATACCAAAAACGTGGTGTAAAGAGAATCATCTACTTTAACGGCAGGGCGTTGTTGGCAGATGAAATGGGACTTGGCAAGACATTACAATCTCTATACTATCTCAAACTACGTCCCAGAAGTTTGCCTGCGCTGGTAGTCTGTCCATCCTCTGCCAAGTATGTGTGGAAAAGTGAAATCCGTAAACACACCAAATTCAGTGGACGAATCCTAAGTGGACAAACTCCCTGCCGATTTAAGCTAAGGAACATTACCATTATCAACTATGATATTTTAACATACTGGAAAGACACCTTGAAAGACATGGATTTTAATATGCTTATATTGGATGAAAGCCATTACATAAAATCCTACAAGGCTAAACGCACCAAAGCTGTTATTAGTTTGGGGAAGCGAATTCCACATATAATTGCACTAAGTGGAACACCCTTAACAAACAGGCCAAAGGAATTGTATCAGACACTGCATCTCATTGTGCCTAAACTATTTCCATCTTTTGTGCCTTATGCCTTCCGCTACTGTAATCGCCGAATGTTACCTTGGGGATGGGACGATAATGGTGCTTCCCATTTGGACGAACTGCATGAGAAACTAAAGAAAACGTGCATGATACGCAGAACAAAAGAGCAGGTATTGCCCGAACTCCCACATAAACGCCGAATGGTTATTCCCCTGCCGATTGACAGACCTGCTGAATATGCGGAAGCCGAAAACAACTTCATCGAATGGTTAGCAAATAAGGATACGAAAAAAGCAGCGAAAGCACTTCTCGCTGAAAAGTTAGTACAATTGGGATACCTTAAACGACTGGCTGCCGAATTGAAGATGCGAAGTGTATTTAATTTTATTGACAATTTCTTAGAAGAAACAGATGATAAACTTGTAGTGTTTGCTTTACATAAAAAGATTATTCAGCAACTTATAGCTAAGTATGGCAAACAAGCTGTTGTTATTGACGGAAGTGTGTCCATGAAGCAACGACAAAAGAACATTAAACAATTTCAAGAAAAGAAAGGAACACGCATATTCATAGGACAGTTTATCGCGGCTGGTACGGCAATCACCCTCACAGCCGCTTCCACCGCCGTATTCATCGAATTGGACTGGGTTCCGGGCAACCACATTCAAGCTGAAGACAGACTACACCGTATAGGACAAAAGAATTGTGTATGGGTATATTATTTAGTAGCGAAAGGAACCATAGAACAAAAATTATGTAAAATATTACAAGAAAAAGCAGCCATCATAACATCAGTGTTAGATGGAAAGAAAAAAGGAAACAAATTAAATGTATTTAATCAACTAATGAAATGGTATGAAAGGAAAATAACATGAAATTGAAAAAGAAAAACCAAAGAACCAGCACACTGTACATTCGTTATATACCAGCAACTTTGAAGAGCTACTTCAAAGCATATTGTGCTAAACGGGAAAAAACAATGAGTGATGTTATTGTGGACTTTATGAAAGATGTCACTAATTCCGCACGTCAAATGGATGACAACGGCTAATTGAAAGGGAAAAAATGAAAGAAGTAGCTAAACATTGGATAATACCAGACTCTTGGGGGACAGGCTATATGTCAATTTGTGGAATGTTTCGAGTTAGTATTTTCCACCATTATGGCATATCTCATGTGACGGAAAAAATTGTAAATAGTGGTGCTCTCACGCCAGAAGAAATTACATGTAAACATTGCAAAAAGACTATGAAAAACCATGAGAATGACAAAGCTACCATGTTTAATAAACACATGATAGCCAGCTTCTATAAACATGGAGGATGTTAGCATGACGAACAAAATACACATACAATCTCGTACAACATATGATGAGCCACCAAAAAAATACTATAAAATCATTCAATGCGCCGGACCAAGTGATTTTTGGTTTCACTGGAACGGCATCCACACCTCTATCCAAAGTGCAAGAAAGAAAATATTAAAAGCGGGTGCGGATGTTTTTGCTTCTTACGTGGCCGAAAAATTAAAAGGAAACACGCTATGAAATTTATAGAACTACTCGAAGAATTTGATATACCACGAGCACCAGAAGGGAATGAACATCAAACTGTCGGCTGGGTGCAAATAGACTGTCCTTTTTGTTCTAAAGATTCGCACCATTGGCGTATGGGGTATAACATTTCAGGTGGTTATATTAACTGCTGGTCATGTGGTACTCATTCATTGGCTTCGGTTTTACACGAATGGACAAATCTACCATACAAACGAATTAAAGAATTGATTGAACAGTTAGATGATGTGATTGAACAGCCCATAACAAAAGAAAACACAAAAGGAATACTTGGTATCCCTTCTTGTGTTGGTCATTTAAGGGACATTCACATCAGGTATTTAAGTACACGCAGGTTTGATTACAAAGAGATACAAAGGCTATGGCAAGTGAAAGGAATTGCCATAGCTGGACGGTTGAAGTGGCGTTTATTTATTCCTATACTACACCAAAATAGGATAGTCAGTTGGACGACAAGGGCCATAGGTAAAACAACGTATAGGTATCTCAGTGCTGAACCACATGAAGAACTTATTCCACATAAGAACATACTATATGGTGGAGACTACGTGCGACACTGTGCAATTATCACAGAAGGGCCGTTGGATGTCTGGGCTATTGGTCCCGGTGCAGTAGCTACATTTGGTTCTAACTATACCCAACAGCAGGTATTACAGTTAATCAAAATACCCCGCCGAATAGTATGTTATGACAATGACAGAGAAGCTCAGAAACAGGCACAGAAACTGTGTGATACTCTGGGTGCTTTTGAAGGTGAAACAATCAATGTGGTGTTAGATGCCAAAGACCCCGGTGAAGCTAAACATAAGGAATTAAAGAAGTTAAGAAAATTTTTAACTTAATTTATTTTTTCTTTTACTTTTAAGATGGAAAGGTTATAATAGTAGTAGGTTAAAGGTTAGGCTGTTTGATACAATTTGAAATGATGGATTTTTCGCCGTCCGTTGTAACAGTTTAACCTGACTGAGTACAGCGGGCGGCATTTTATTTTAAGATGGAGTGAAGAATGGCAAAACTATTAAGAAGAAAGGATGGTGTGCTATGGTCACTTAAATTAAAATAATATAATAGGATTTGTAGAATGATGTATAACAATGTTGTGTAACAATGTGTAGTAGATTAAAAAGTTCATACCTTAATGCAGTAATGAATTGAGCAAGGTTTGACAAACTTTGCTCAGTTCTCGGCGGGTAGCTCAGTTATGAGAGAGCACCGGCCATGAATGTACAAACGAGTGTTGTATATTCAGGGCCGGAGGTCGCAGGTTTGAATCCTGCCCCGCCGTTTATTAAAAATTAACAAGGATTTTACATGACCCCACTATTAAAGAAATTTGTACAAAAGTGTAAAATTACTGTGCCTAATGGTGTTGATTCCTTGCCATTAACAAGAATCTTTTTATTCACATCTATTCTAACATGTAACCCCCCTATTTTGTATGAAAACTTTGACAGCAGTATCTACGCTGATGTTGGTTATAGCTGGCTCAAAGCAAATTTATCCGATGAAGAATTTGCTGAATTTATTGCCATGAAATTGAGAGGACAAGTAACATGAAAGATAATGATGATATTAAATATAGACCAATAGTTATTCGAAAAGCAACCATCGACACATTTCTACGACAAGAAGACCCTTTTGGACTTATCGCTCTTTACACCTTTTATTACTACACCGCAGTCTGGCAAAAAACAAATACCCCATATGCCAAAACTTGTTTTGTTGCTGAAGGATTAAAAGTATCTGAAAAGAAAATAAGAAAACTACGAAAAGTGTTGCTCGACTTGGGATACATACAAGACATAGTAGTTAAGGACGATAAGGGTAAAATGAAGAGCAGATATGTAAAAGTCAGGTACTATGCAAAGAAATCCACACTTACTAAAATCCATACGGTCGAAAACCCGCCGGGTGGACAAATACCGACAAATGCTTATAGAGATAATAGTAAAAATGCTTATAGTTCTAATAGTCGCCAAGAAATTGGCGACAGTAAGACCACTCCTTCTCCTTTTGATGGTAAAGCATCTGAAAGATTATACAAGATAATTAAAAGCCATATAAACATAAATATAAACACCAGTAAATGGCCAGATATATTTAGACGTTTAAGAACAGTAGATAAAATATCCAAGGCCAGAATAAAAGATGTATTAAATTGGTATAAAAGTAATATAGGTGATAAGTACACACCAGTTGCGCATAGTGCCGTGTCATTTCGTGAGAAGTTTACAAGATTAGAAGGTGCCATGTTCAGGTACAATAAGAAACATTATGGAAGTGATGATGAAGATGATGGTGGTGGTGAACCTGTATTAACATACCGCATGGGTGGTGATGGTGAAA